TTCATCATATATGTATCAAGTGATTCACTAAGATACTTAATAAGATCCTGACCACCTAATGTAATAGTCAACGCATTATAGAAGTTATATAAATGAAAATGAGGATTTGCCGCGCAACCAAATATACTTTGTCCTATCCATATGAATTTTCCATTTTCGCCTGCATATACTGTATGATTGTCTTTTACTGTTAAATTATATACTTTTCCTTTATATTTTTCTTTAGAAAATGATTTTTTTTCTACATAAAAAGAAGACTTATTTCTATGTATTCTATACATATTTTCACTTTTATAACACGTATATCTTGGCATAATACCAACTAATAAACATAGTTGCATATAATCTTCAAATAATTCTTTATAATTTTTACAAATATTATATTGAAAAATTTTAGTTGTACCATCTCCTTTATACATATAATCAAATATTAACTTATAATTTAAATCATTTATCATTGAATTATGAAAAATATGTTTATTTTTATGAGTTCCAAAATTTTGTACAATAATATCGTAATACAAATCCGACGAAAAACTAATAGATTTTAAATCTTTATAAATTGTTGGACCCACGTATTCCCATGTTATCATTGATGATATTATTTTATATATTTCATTATAATTTTCTAAATGTATATGCTTATATTGTGATATATGAATTTTTTTTGATATTCCTCTTTTTATTTTATTTGGGTATTGTTTTTCTTGAATTACATAAGTACTACCTTCAGATAAATAATACCCTAAAAATTTAGAAAAGTCCTCATTATATATTCTAAGATTATTTACATTACATTGTTTACTTCTTTTAGATCTAGCAAATATAATATATCCATGTTCAAATAATCTTTTAATTTGTGCATTATTTAAATGATTTGTTATTAATGCTATTTGTTGACACGATCTACCGGTTTGTTGCTTTATTATTACATTTTTATCAAATAATGAAATATTTCTTTTAGCTACTCTTAAATCTTTTTCTGGATGATATATTAGTAGTTCATAGTCTTTTAAATTATTAATATACTCATTTAAATAAATATATTTTTTCTTTTTATTATAATTTATTTCATTATGTATAGGAATATGTCTAAAACATCTTTTAACAAATTCTTTAGTTTTAATAGTATTAATATTATTATTAACTAATTCCAACATAGAATGATCATCTGTAACTGCTATATTAATTTTTTGATTTTTAATACGATTTAATTCTCCATCAAAATCATATTCGTATATATGTTCAATTGGTTTAATTTCTATATTTTTAGTATTTTTATTAATAGAATAAACTAAATCCCCAGTTTTTACATCTTTTATATTTTTTATACCGTTTACAGTCATTATATCTGTATTAGGATGAAAACAATTCGCCAAAATTTTATAAACATACTGTTGACCATCATAATAACTTGATGATTCTTTTTCTTTTTTAACTTCTTCAATTAGATCAACATCATATTTATTTAAAGATCTATTTTTTTCTAAAGCATCTGCAATAAACATTTTCTTTTTAAGTTTCTTTCGCTCTTTAATTACTTTTTCTGTTACTTGACACAGCACACCTTTTTCCGTTTTATCATAATATATTCCACCATATTCTTTTTTACCATCTGCTGTTTCCCATACTTTATATTCTGATAAAGGAGTTTTACTATACTTATTATCATTTAATTGTAACTTTTCTGGAGAAATCCCCCACTGCATTATCATGTGCGGATAAAGACTTTCCGCGTCATATGACATACAATATTTAAAGTATCCTGTTTTAGCAAATACATATGCTCCGGGTAATTCTTGAGTTTCATGAACCTTTTTATCAGGTAGTACTAAATTCTTTTCATGAAGGTATTTTATAATGAACCCTTCAACTAATGCTATTGTTGAAAAAACTCTATTAAAAGGTATTAATGATTGATAACATAATCTAACAGTCAATTCAATATACTTTTTCTTATCTTCAATCTTTTTAACTAACATAACATCTTGTACATTATATTCTACAAATCCATTCCAATCTTTTTCCCACGCATCATTAATAGTTCCTTCATAGTCTTTTTTACCTTCACCAACTACTAACATTCCTATATTTTGAAGTGAATATGATACTTGTTTTTCTCTTTCATAATTTTTAAATAAATCTAATCCATCAAGTATAGATAATCCACATATATCATATCCTTCACTTTCATCAATATGATATCCACTCCAATGTTTTTTTCTATATGAATTAACAGGAGATAAACTTTCAGATACTTTTAATATTTCACTTCTTTTAACAATATATGGAATATCAAATGATCTAACAGCCCATCCCGTGATAATATCTACCTTTTTCTTTCTAAAGTGTTGAATAAATCTTTCTATCATTGTTTTTTCATCTTCACAATAATGATAGTTTTGTACTAAATCTTTATTAGTTCCAGTATATGGTCTATTACCAAATGTATAAACTTGATTTTCTTGAGAATAATGAACTGATATAAGATTAATGGGATATTTAGCGTCTTCTGGTTTTGGAAATTCACCGGGACTTTGCACTTCTATATCCAGTGTAGCTATTTGAAATTCTTTAATATTGACTTTTAGATCTTTACCTTTATATCTATCTTGAAGAAATTTAACATCCATTGGAATATCGGTTTCACACGCATTAGTTGCATGAGCTACCATATCCATATCTTTTTTAGATTCACTGGTATGTAATATAACAGGATTACCATAGATATCTTTTATAGTAGAATTACCACTCTTATCATAAATATAATACTCAAATTTAGGTGATAATTCTACTCTATTGCGTTTACCGTTTTCTTTTTCAATACAGTAAAGCTTATTATGATATGCGTCGTAATATATTCTAGTGTACATAATTATATTTCAATATATTTAGTTTGAGGATTTTTACCAAAAATAACAATAGCACTAGGGAACGGAGCGGGTGTGATTTTCATTGATAAATCGTCTTTATATGATGGTAATTGTCTATTAATAAATTTTAATCTACCTTTAATAAATCTAATTTCCCCTTTAACACAATAATTATGCCACCATTTAGTATCAGTTCTAGATGGTACAAGCATTACTACAATACATCCTTTTAAACTTTCATTATATGCTTTTTCAACAAATTTACCTATTAATCTACCATATGGAGGATTACAATAAATGGATTTATATTTTGACCAATCATGTTTTAAAGAGTCTTCTTCAATTGTATAATAATTTTTACATAATGCATTTTCTTTTGTAGCAGCTGCATCTAAATTAAATCCACCAAATTCATAATTTAATGAATTATAAAGTTCTAAATGTGTTTGCCACTCGTTAGAAATCGAACTATAATGTACAGAATTCATTAAACATCACCGTTTTCAATAATAGCTTCATTTTCTCTTATATCTAAATAACGTCTTCTAAACTCATCCGCACAGTGTTGAACTGCGTATGTACAATCGTGTAAATGAGTATATCTATTTTCCCTATGACGCATATATTGTTTCATTAGTACAAATATACAATATTCCATTTCACCTTTATTAGCAAATACTGGCATATTACATAAAACATTATCATACTTAGATCTATCAGCAACTTTAATATATGGCATAATTTTCTCCTTAGTATTGTGCTGAGTGCATTGATTTATAAAATTCGTTAATAATTTTCTTTTCTAATAATTCTTCTACACTCTTTACATACCAACTAACTGTATTACTGATAAATGGATGCTGCTCAAATACTATATCATTAGTAATCATAATAACAGGAAGATGTTTTTCATACGCCCATGCTAATTCATATATAGTTCCTATTAATGGTCTATTTTGACCGAACGTATCAGTATTACAAATTATTAAGTCTGAATTTTTAACACACGCATAATCTTTGTGTACAATAGCATTTGGCGGAAAACAACCTTTAAGACCATCTGGTGAAATTTCATTAAAGCGCTCACCATTCAGCGGATCGAGCCAATTAATCGGATATCTTCCACTAGGCCAATTATCATATGTTTCTCTAATTTTTTTACGCCAAGCCACACATTGATCGATAACAGATCCTTGAATATATCCGCACAAATAACAATTCATCATAAACTCAACTCCTTTTCAAATCGTTCTTCTAACATTTGCATTTTTTCTTTAAAATCATTCATATCAGTACTAAAGAAACCTGATGACATTTTATGACCGCCGCCAATTCCGTATTCTTTTAATATTGAACCAGTATCTAAATTCTCATATTTAGTTCTAACAGATACTCTACCATTTGAAGGATTTCTAACAACTACTATTTTATAACCTTCTTCGCTCATTAATTTCTCACATATTTCATTAATAAATTCTTTAGCTATAGTAACACATCCTGATACTTTTTTAAATTCAAACACATCTAATCCATTATATAAGTTTTCAAATTGAACCTCTCTTTTTTTCAACCAATCTTTTTCTTCTTGTGTAAATTCGGTTCTACCATCAAAAAATAATTCTCTAAATTTAACAGGTCTATACTTATAGAACATAATATCATTTAATTCTTTACTTTTTGGATCTTTTAAAATCCACATATCATAATCGTTCGTTAATTTTACCATTTCATTTAAATGATCTAATTTAATATTATACATTTTTTCAACAAATCTTTTCGTTAATAATGCTCCACATATACCTGAAATAATAAAATGTAGTTTACTTGGATCATTATATTCTGAGGCTGATTCATGATGATCCAACATTATAATCTTATCTGACAAATATAAATTTTGATGTTTATCCGGATGAATATCTGTTAAAAATACATAATCATATTTACTATAATCTAATGTTTCTAATATGGAATCTATTTTATAAAAAGAAGTATTAATAAATGTTATATTATCATAAACTGATCCTAATATAATTTGAGCAACAGCACCATCTAAATCGTTATGAGATAACGATAAAATCTTACTCTCTCTTGGTATAACTTTCATTTATTTTCCTTTCTTAAACACTAATAAAAGAATATAACATCTTCTTTTATAGTTGTCAATTACAATATAGTATCAGTTAGCAATTTAACATATCCTGGTGCTTCTAACCATCTATTATTTGTATCAATCATTTCATATTGCTTTTTAATCACTTCATTATATTTTTCAGGTTCAGTTAAACTCCATATTAAATCATCTAGTTTTTCGTAGGTAATATCATATGGAATATTTACTACACAATCGTCATATGGTGAAGGATAATTTTCATATTTGGTTCCTTTCCATATATTACCAATAAAAGCTGCACCATAAGCAATAGACTCTATATATTTTATATCACTCTTAGAATAATTAAAAAAGTTTGGTACTAAAGGTCCTATTGAAAAATCAGGTTTAGATTCTTTGATCGGTAAAGGATACTGGTAGCTGTTGATCCATGGTATTAACTTAATTTTATCTTTAATTTCATCAAAAAAGAAAGGTAATCCGCCCATTTGTACAAAATCTATTTTATTATCTTTAACATTTCTAAGTATCCACTCACACCAAGCACATTCCATATCACCCTTCATTTTCTTTTGTTGATTCCAATGAGTAGGTGAACCAGTCCAAATAAACTTAGGTTTAACTATTTTATTTTTAATTGGTTGTTTTCTAAACGGACCCCAAAAATATTGTGTTACTACGTTAGGTATTACAACTATTTTTGGTTTATCTACTCCATGAGTTTTAATATAATCACCTAAAAACTTAGTACTAACACATACAATATCCATCATATTCATTATTTCAAGTGAAGCTTTGCGAACTTCATCTGTTATACCCGAACTACCAAAATTATATTCAGGTATACTTTCACCTTCTTCTGGTCCTCTCCATATAAAATCATCAATTTCATAAACCATTTTAAAATTATACTTTTTTTGAGCCTCTTTATACGCTTTAATACCAGCTACCTGTGCAGGATTCATTGTTCTTTGAAAAAATATTGTTCTAGTTCTTAATAAAATATCATGTTGAAATATCATTACTGGTGATAATAAAAGATTAAACTTACCTGTTTTTCCAAATATAGCATTGAGGTAAGTCATTGGAAATACACATCTTATGTGCCCACAGCCCGTGCTGTCCGATTGGTAGGCTAAAACCAAGTTCTTTTGAATCTTAACGATTTTACTATCTTGCTGACTAATCTCAAAAGGAGTATTTGGATTAAGTAAATGTTGCCTAAATATTTCATAATTGCTAGTAGGTAATTGGTTCATTTATAAAAACTCCTTATAATATTTCACCTTTAGTTTCATTATACAAGTCAACTATTGTATTGTATATTTCCTGCTTATTTTCTATTTGTATTAAATCTACGTATTCTTTTATTAGTTCAGAAACGGATCCAATATTTATATTTAAGTTTACAGAATCAACTATTACTTTATTTTCTATTACTAAATTAGGAGTAGTGGCCGGACTATATTCTTCAATTTTATGTACATATTTTTGGATTTCGTTTTCGTCATAACTATCATCATATTTAACATAAACATCAATAATATTTCCTGTAATAGTTTCCTTAGAGAAGTTATCAGGATAGTTTAATTGAATATATTTTAGTGATATTGTATTATTAATAAACTCATAATTTAATGTTTCTGTATCAAGTATAACAAATCCTTTTTCTTCATCTATATCATTTCTAGTTAATTGATATGGGGATCCTATATAAACAACTTCAGTATCATTAATATTTTGTTTATTTCTAATATGGAAGTGACCTGAAAAAACTTTTTTATACTTATTAAAGATATCTAGTGTTAAACCGTCTTCGCTAGTTTTATATTTATTATATTTAAACCCTAGTATATTAAAATGACCCAAACATATATATGGATTTTCTATTTGCTCAAATTCCTTTAAAAACGCACAGTTATCAGTTATCCAAGGTACTAATGTTATATTTTTATTATCAACATTTACTACTGTAATGTTTTCAATTAAAGTTACATTACTTAAAGTCTGCAAATTTTTAAGTGAATTTATATGAATTGAACTATTAAAATACGTATCGTGATTACCAACCAGTATTGTTATTTCAAATTCTTTTAAATCATTATGAAACAAATTAAACACAGTATTCATTACTTTTGTATTTGTATGACTACGATTATCATATAAATCGCCTAAGAAAAAGACCTTTTTTACATTATTTTTATGTAAATAAGGTATAAATTGTTCTTTAATGTATTTAATTTGACTATCTAAGAATATATCTGAGTTTTTATGTACACCAAAATGGGTGTCACCTATTAGGCAAATCATCATAAAAAATATCCTTATTAGAACATATTATTCATAGATTCAGAGTTTTCAATATATTCTAGTGAAGTAAACATATCTGTATTTTTATTTTGATCATTTAAATATTGTAAGAACGCGTTTTTAGCTATAGTTGTGAAGTAAGCAAACGGATTGGTCTTTTTTAAATCATATTTATCTATATATCTACACATATAATAAACCGCGTCAGATATCATTTCTTCTTTACGATCAGGAGTATAATTAATAAAACTACATTTATTAAGGAAATTTTGTGATATTAACAAAAAACATTTTCCTATTTTATTATATGTAATTTTAGACTTAGTTTTTCTATACTCTTTCAGTAACTTATAAAACTCCTTTCTATCTATGTATTCGGCCATAGTGCCTCCTTAGTTTATAATAATGTCTGAGAATCCGTGTTTATCTTTAGTTATTTGAAGGCATCTTTTAAATTGTGATGCATAATCTTGTTGTAATCTATGTGAAATTATATAAATGCCTAATCCTTTGATATCATAAGTCATATTTTTAAGACTATGAACTAGTTTTTCGAGACCTGTTTCATCCATAGCGCCGTCAAGTAGTTCATCAATAATTAAAAGGTTACAGTTCCAGTTAGATATTGTTTTAGTAATATCAATAAATGATAATAGAATTGCCATATCTATTCTTTTCTTTTCGCCTTCAGAGTAAGAAAAGTAAGGTATATCGTTTCTTAAGTTATCCATATTTGTTATTGTTTCGTTCATTAGTTCGTCAAATTGGATAATAACAGGTAATTCAAACAGTCTAATATATTCATTAATTTTTTGATTAAGTATTGGAACTAATTTCTTAAAAAAGTATGCTTTTATACCATTTTCTGATAGTATATTTTGTATTACTTCGTTATTTTTAATAGTTTTTTTAATTTTTTGTGATTCTTTCCATGTAATTTTATATTCTTTTTGTTTTTCTTTGAATTCATTATTAATAGATTCTAAGTCAATATCTAAAATTCTGTTTAAGACTTTAGTTAATTGTTCTTCGTTAAATTTAATTTCTTTATTTAAATTTTCTATTTTTTCAGTAATGGAGTTAAGTTTAAATTGATTACCGTTTAAATCATTTTTATAGGATTCTTGAAGTGATATTTCTTCATCAATTTTCGTTTTTTCGTTTTCTTGAACTAAAACCTCACTTTTTGAATTATTAATGTTTAAATAAAGCTTGTTGATTTCAAGGGTTTTGTGTTCTGGAGTGAGTTGGGAGCTACATTGAGGGCAAACTGTGGTAATTTCTAATACTCTTATGTTCTCGTGGCATTTTTTGATACTATATTCATGTTCGTTTAAAGTTTTTACAGTATTATTGCGTTTTTCATATAAATTTTGAAGTATTAAACTATCATATTTACTATTTTTTATTAGTTGTGTTATTTCGTTTAATTCAGTATTCAATGTATCTAATATATTTTTGGACTCATTTAGTTTGTTAGTTAATTCTTGTTGATCTTTTTCTTTATTATTTTGAAAATTATTTTTAGCTTCAGTTAATTCAATTACGTTTTTTCTTAAAGACTTTAGGTTTTGTTCTAGTAAAGATATTGTTTTTTCATTAATTTCGTTTTTAGTTTTTTCGTCAACCGTTTTCTTTTTAATACCTTTAAGCATTAGTCCAAAAATTTTTATATTAAATATTTGTTCTATGATATCTCTCTTTTCCATTGCAGAAAGAGCTAAGAAAGGTTTGTTATAATTCACAGCTAAAGCTATAACTAAACGAAATAGTTGATAATTAATGCCTATAATTTTATCAATTTCGTCTTGATTAAGTTTTTTTGATGATAATAAATCTAGACTTTCTCCATTCTTTAAAATTTCAATAGAATCTGGATTTAATGTTCTGGTAATTTGATAATTGTCATAATTATTAACTTTAAACTTACAAGTTACTTTAAGGTTCTTTTTGTTTTTCCTGTTTATTAAATCCTTTATTTTAATTTTACGGTATGGTTGACCGTAAAGACAAAATGATAAAGCGTCAATTAAAGCCGACTTACCTTGACCGTTCGATCCGGCAATAAGTGATACACCGGTTTCAATTTTAATATTGGTAGGTGAATTACCAAATGATAGTATGTTTTGAAACTCAAGTTCTTCAAATTGTACTTGCATAAAATTCCTTGTTTGTAAAATAATACTAAATAAAAATATAACATTTTCCTATTTTTATGTCAAGTCTTTCAATAAAATATATTAGTGTACTTCATTATATATGTGATTATTTCAAACGATATATATACTAGTGAATTTTTAAAAGCTTTAAAGATCTATGATCTAAGATCCTTAAGGACCTGATCTTTTAAGGACCAGATCCTTAAGGACCCTTAAGTAAAAGATCCTTAAGGACCTAAAAAGTACGTAGTATCAGAAAATCAAACGTGATATATACTAGTGTATTATTAAATTAATTAAGGAACCTTAAATGAATTTAGTACCTTATTTTGTGAACAACAAAAAGCGTTGTTCACTTCGCCTGCGGCGAAAAAGGAGTTTATATGAAAAAAGATGATTTTGAAAAACTAAAGGTTTATTTCCAAAATGAATGTAAATTAACTGATGAAAATATCCTTAAAAAAACATTACAAATGTCTAACTTGTTTCATGAAGTTCAACCAATATTTTCTAAAGAATATAAAATTCTTAAGTTATTAGAAATTGAAAAAAATAAACTTTATGGTCAATTATATCATTATTACAAATATGGAAAAATGGAAGGAAAAGAAGATTTTAAATTTACTTTAGAAACTAAATCAGAAATAGATTCATATATTAAATCTGACGAACTTTATTACAATAAAATGCTTGAATATGCTAATCAAGAAATTATCGTTGAATATTTAAAAGAAATTATTAAAAATATAAATAATATTGGTTATAACATTAAAAACTATATTGACTTACAAAAAGTTTATAAAGGAATAGTTTAAGGTGATTTATGGAAAAAGTAACTATTGAAAAGTTGAATGAGGTTTATTTTAAGGTTATAAATTTATCACAATCTCAATCAATGGAATTAAAGCAATATTTATCCTGTAAAATGGATAATTATTGGTTTCATCCTAAGTACAAATTAGGATGGGATGGAACAGTTTATTTTTATAAACCATCTGAAGGAACTTTACCTATAGGATTATATCCTCAGTTAATAAAATTTTGTCAAATGTATGGTTATCAATTAGAAGTTAAATTTGACACAACAGAAATGTATAACAAGATAGAAGATGATCAGTTTGAAAAATTTTATGAAACTATATTTAAAAACACATCATATTCACCAAGAGACTATCAAGATGAAGCTATTAAAGTAGCTCTAAGAAAAAAACGTGGTATCATTGAAAGTCCTACAGCTTCTGGGAAAAGTTTAGTAATATATAGTTTAATAAGATTTTTATTAGGTATAGAGAAACAGGTTTTATTAATAGTACCAAATATAAGTTTAGTTAATCAAATGTTTTCTGATATGAAAGATTATGGATGGGAAAATTGTGAGAGTTTTTGTTCGTTTGTATATGGTGGAAGTAAAAAAATTGACTGGAGTAGACCTATTGTGATCTCAACCTGGCAATCAATTTTTAAAAAAGAACAAAGTTTTTTTGAAAAATTTGATGCTGTAATATGTGATGAAGTACATTTAGCAAAATCTGCATCAATCAAGTCGTGTTTATCAAAAAGTGTTAATGCTGAGTATAGGATAGGATTAACAGGAACAATACCAGAATCATTAATAGATAAATTTACTATATTTGGTTATATTGGACCAAAAATATTTGGTTTAAAAAGTTCTATATTGATTGATAAAGGTGTACTTTCAAAGATTAAGATTGCTAACGTATTATTGGATTATCCAATAGATGAAATTTATAAGTATTGGCATGATCCTGAAGGTCATATAATTGGTAAAGATTATGATACTGAGATGGCTTTAATTTATAATAATACATGGAGAAATAAAATTTTTAAGTATATTATTAATAAATTAGATAAAAATGAAAATATTTTAATTTTATGTAATAGAATTGAACAGTTAAAAGAATTAAAAAAGTATTTAGAAGATAATTGTGATTTTAAGGTGCATGAATATTATGGTCAAACTAAAGCTGATGATAGAGAAAGTATAAGGCAATTAGCTAATTTAGAAGGTAACAACATAATAGTTGGAACATATCAATCAATATCTCAGGGAATTAATATAAAAAGGTTACATCATATTATGTTTGCATCTAGTACACGTAGTTTAATTAGAACATTACAAAGTATTGGACGTGGATTAAGAACGCACGAATCTAAAAAGAAACTTTTAGTATGGGATATTGTTGATGATATGAGTTGGGAACATGATTGGAACGGTAAAAATGTCAAGCATTATAATCATGTTTATAAACACTGGTTACAAAGATTAGAGTATTATAAAAATCAAGGGTTTAATTTTGTTACAAAAAAGATAAATATAAGTAGTTAGATTATATTAATTGTTATTTTATAGGAGTTAAATATGCCAAGAAGTTCAGAATTTGAATATCAGGGGTTTAAAAAATCAGGATCTAAATCAGAAGATCCAAATGAGATAACTAAAGTAGTAGCTGTTCTTAAGGCTCAAAAGGCATCAGCAGCTAGTAAATTAGCAGATGAGTTTATTAAAATTCAGGAAGAAAAACAAAGAATTGATGCTCTTGAATTAAAATTTAAAGAAAAGGGCAGAGAATTTGTAGGTAATCTTTTTGATGCAGATGATGAAATATGGACTAGAGTAGTTCAAACATCTAAGGTATCAATGCAAATATCTAAAGCTACTGTTAGAACTACTGTTAAATTTGATGAAGAAGGGTTTTATAATGCGTTGGTTAAGTTAGCTCCACAACTAACAGATAAATTAACTAAATTAAGAAAATCATATACTGTTACGACTTCAACACCAGTAGCATCATCTTTTAAAGCGTCATTAGCATCTGAAGGAATATTAGATTTTTCTAAAAAGACTTTAGATTATTTAAAGAATATAGGAACTAAGTTTTTGGATTATATTAAAAATTGGGGAAAGAGTTATGATAATCAGTTAGATGCGATTGAAGATAGATTTAAGATTGTTATGCCGTTTGAAAGTTTTAAAAATTATATGATTTATAAGGATATTGTGAATGAGTGTAAATGAATACTTAGTTAGAGATAATGTTAAGGATATAATACCTCAGAAGAATGTTGATGCAAGAAAAACTGATGATTTTATGTATTCTAATTCTGAGCCTATATCTTATTACGCTAGAGGTAATGGTGTAGATTTAACTAGTAATTCAGATTTGTATGAAATTATTAAAGTAGTAAAAGATTTAACTGATAAACATTTTTTTGTTAGAGATCTTGTTTGGAAAGTTGATGTTAAACGTAGAAGAGCTATTTTTACATTTAAATTGGGTAATGGTGATGAAGAAGATCAATATTTTTTAGATGGTGTGAAAACGTATATATTAACAAATGTAGGATATAAAATGGGTCCTAATTATAGTTCTGAAAGTGAACTTTTGAAAAATGAAGAAGGACAACTGGTACTTAAACTGATAATTATGAAAGATCAAAAGGAGTAACTATGATAACTGAGTTTTTCAAAGGGTTTTGGAACTATATATCACCGTTTGCGTGGTGGCAAGGATTAATTACTATTTTTGTAGTTTTAGTAACTTTTTATATTGGAAAATATTGGCAAAATGTAATTGGATGGTTTGGTGAAAGATTTGTTTTAGGTAGTAGTAAAACTGATACATTACAATATAGAATGTTTTGGGGATTAGTAAGAGATGTAATTCAAATACAAATAAAAGACGAACTTAGAAGAGCAATGCACGAAAATCATTTTGCTGAATATAGCGGAAATGAATATACTAATTATGTTAAAGATAAAAGTAAATTATTAATATCACTAATGAAACAACATATAGTTAATTTATATCCTTCTCCAACTGTTAAAATGAAAGTTTCAATAGAACAAGTTATGAAATATTTAGATGATTGGGAATCTGATTTTGAAGATATTGTATTTGATATTTTTAATGAAGCTAAAAAAATTAAAAAACATAATGTTGAATTATTGAAAAAGATTGATGCAGATTTTATTGAAGAAGTAGAAGATTTTGTAACGCAGAACCCAGCTAAAGGAAATTGTACTGAATGTTTAATGATGATGTTTGGTAAAAGAGAAGTAGCGGAAAGTCGTAAAAGACAAGTACAAACCATTAAACTTCAAATGAATATTGTTGAACAGAAATTAATAGAATTACAATCAAAAATTTTAACATTTTATAGTAAGGTTTTAAACAAAAAGGAAGGTAAAAATGGCTAAAGACATTAAGAAAGTGATTAAGGATTTTGTTACGTTTGATATAGAAAATAACTATTATCAAAACGAAGATAAAGACGAAATGGTTAGAAACTTTAAGAAAATTGTTTATGAAGACGATCAAACAATTCGTCAATTTCTTCAAGAGTTCTTTACAAATACTAAAGAATTAGCGCAACAGTATGATTTAGTAGATAAAGAAGGTGAAGCAGAAGAAACTAAACCTGAAGATGAAACTGAAACTACTGAAGAACCAGAAGAAACTCCTGAAGAAGTTCCTGAAGAACCTGAAGAAGTTGTTCCTGAAGAAGAAATTAAAAAAGAATCAGTTGAAAAATTATATATAAGAAAAGCATCACAATATCTATATGAATAATATATGGAGGAAATGTTATGGGCTTTTTAGATTACTTAGATCAATATGAAGAAAAACTAAAAAAAGTAGAACCAAAACCGGTAATTAAAAAAATAGTAACTGTTAAAACTGAAGAATTTAAAAAACCTTTTAAAATTCCACCAAAAAAGGTTATTAAAAATCCTATTCAAGAAGCTCATAATAGAGCGGTTTCTATTCTTGACGGTATGCCAGAAGATGAAGTAATTGAAGAAAATGAAATTTTACAACAAAATAATGAATATACTAATGTAGTTCCACAGCAGCCATTAGAGTTTAAAACAGTAAAATCACATGCTGCTGCTCTTTTATAAGGAGTTAAAATGCCAACAGTAACAACTAATTATTATAGAAAACAATCAGCATTTAAAGAAGTTAGTTTAAGCGCTGATGCGTTTGCCGTAGCGTTGATGGGTCAATTAGTAACTTCATCTACTGAAGCAGAGTTAAAACAATTATCAGCATATTCTGAAATATCAGCTTATGAAGTAACAGGAGCTACATATTCTGCAATGCCTCTTTCAGCTGATACTGTATCTGCTAATTCAAGTGATGTTGTTTTTTGGGATGGTGTTAATTTAACATGGACTAGTGTAACAGTTAGTCCATATGGATTAGCTATTTATCGAATATCAGACGGACTAGTAGTAGGATTTATAGAGTTTGATGATGCTCCTATTATTGCAGTTAATGGAACAATATCATTAAACTGGAACGCTAACGGTATAATGAATATTTTTTAAAGACCCACAAATATAATTTAATATGATTACTTTGCTAAATTCTATTGGTATTTTACCAAGTACTTTTAATTCTAGTGCTAAATATGATTCGTCACATTTTTTGGCCGGGGGAGAATTCGTTCCACCCGGCAGTGGTAGTAGTCTTACTTACATGTATGGATGGAACGGTTCCTCTTTTTCTTTACTTGCTTCTGGTGGTGGTGCTGGTGGTGAATTACCAAGCAAAATGAAGGTACAAGGAAATTATATTTATCGAATGGGTAATGGATGGACAACAGCTAGTGGGGCAGCTGTTGGTCAATGGGAATGGAATGGTTCTACTTTTGTTAATACGACGACATTATATTATTATCCCGGTATGATAGGGATGGACCCCTATGAATACCGTGGATGGGTATATGGTTTTGATGGCGATGGGACATATATGTATGTATGCGGTAGAACATGGACAGTCGTTTCGTTTCCGCCGTATGTGCTAAAATATGTGTACTCGCTCGATGCTTTGCAGTCTACTCCAGGTAGTAGTATTCTCAAGAAAAGTCTTTCAATAACTACCGAGGCAGAATGTGGTAATGTAATATGTTGTGCTGGTTTTATTTATCTTTTTGGAAGTTCGATTAAAAGATATACTTTTAGTGGAACTGATTTTACATTAAAACAAACTCATACATTGGTTAATGTTACTGCTACAGATGGAACATATTTGTTTGGTAAATCAGGAAATAATTTAATAGCTTATAATAGTTTACTTTCAGCATTAACGTCATTCGATACCGGGTCAACCATAAGCGATGTACAATATGCAGATGGATACGTTTATGTAACGCACCCAACAAATACGGAAATTTATTTATTTACTGGTAGTGCATTTAGTTTGATTACTTCCGCGGATTATAATGTAAGTAATATATGTGCTTTAACGTCAATAGACCCAGTTTTATTTTTTGGAACATATGGTGGCGAACTAGGAGCTTTTGGGGAATCATCTTCTCCAGAATCTCCAATAATTGCAAAAAATCAATTTTTTGGTCAGTTACATGGTCAGTTACACGGACAAGAATAATATAAGATATAAATAATATAAGATAATTAAAATAAGGAAAATATAATGGAAGGTAAAAAGAATACTGATAAATGGTTTCCAGTAGTATTATTAGACGATACCGATGGAAAAACACCAGAATTAACTGTTGTATATAGTGACATTGTATGTAATTATTGCTATGAAGCAGATACATCAATTTCAGCTTATTCTGTTACATCTGCTGATTGGAAAGAATCAGGTGTTGGTATATATTGGTTAAATATTGGAGAAAGTGAATTTACAAATACAGGTAAATATGAAGTATCAGTATCAGCCGCGGTTGCTCGGACTTATAGATATTGGGTTGAAGTAGTTAATAAAACTTCTGTGGAAGTTAGTAATGATATATTAGATGTATCAGCTGGTATAATAGATCAAGGAAACGAATATTGGGCAGCAAGCGCATCAACAAGTGATGTTTCTGCTGGATGTATATTAGCAATAGATAATAAATTTGATTTTAGCGGAACTTCAGTAGTAGCTGTAACGAGTGGTAGTTCAGTAGATGCTGCTAGTATTACTAATATAGTTAATGCAATATTATCAGCTACAATAGATACAAAGACATATGAAGAAGTTATGGAAATATTATTAGCAATGGCTTCTGGAAAAATTGTAAGAACAGCTAATAGATTCCAGTATATGAAACAAGATGGATCTACCGCTTTATTTACTTTAGAAAGTTCAAGTTCTGAAAGAACTAGGTTATGATGGCTGACTATGTTGTAGTGGATACGAATGGATGGTTTGACGATATAGTATCTGCATCGTCTATTTCCGGTACGTATACGAATTATAGTGATGTTCCTAATGAATATATTACTAGATGTGCAGCCAGTTCATATCAGGGGTCTATTGGTAATTATAATAATGAAAGAGAATTATACGATTTATTAATTACTGAGGCATATAATAAACATGGTGTGTGTATGGATTATTATATTACTACGTTTGATAAGAGTTATGATAAGATATATGGTGAAGATAATAATAGAAGTTTTACAAGAAGATTTCAGATTATGGGTTCATTTAGATTACCTAGAGAAGAAAAATTATGGACTAAGTTTGGTATAGAGGGAATGGATCAATTTAGTGTGTTTGTTTCTAAAAGGCATTTTTGGGAAGCTTCACAATATGATTATACTCAAACAAATAAAAATGCGTATAGCCCATATGTTCCAAAAGCAGGAGATTATATAATATCTAAGTATAATAAATATGTTTATGAGATAGTAGAAGTTAAAGATGAAGAAATGATGTATTTGCATTCTAAGCAGCATGTATGGGAACTTATGGTAAAACCGTTCAAAGATGAACATATTATTACAACAGCTTTAACTTCAGCATCTGATATGTCAGCTGCTACAAATCAGAGTACTGATAAGTACGATATTACAAAAGTAATAGATAATAAAAAGGGGGATATAAAATATACTCCTAAGACTGGTGAAACAGGTAATCAGGATCCTTATTCTGGTTGGTAATGTGATTTAAAAAGGAGAAAAAAATATGTATGTAACAGGAACCTTATTAATACAAAACGGTGATTATTTACAATCTGTTAGTGCGGTTGATATAGATGTTAATGGTCAAACAGTATATATTTCGTATATAGATTCTACTGGTAAACTTAAAGCTGCTTCTACTAGTTATGTTGTAGATAGTAATGGAATTCCAGCAGCTATGTCAGGATGTG